GCAGAGCGCGTCGGGGTCGTCCACGGCCGGGTCGTCCGCGAAGTGCGCCACGCAGGCTGCGTGGTCCTCGAACGGACCGACGGGTTTGCCGACCTCGGTGTCCTGCGGCGTCACGACTGTCAGTTTACCCCGCGGCGATGTATATGTAATCCGCTGTCACCCGCTGTGCGGCCGCTGACACCTGACAGTCCCACTGACGATGCCTACCACTGACGCGCGACGGACTGCGCACACGGCACCGTGTGCGTCCAGTACGCGGCAGTCAGGATGCATCGGGGGAACGGGATGGGGGATTGGGCGGGGAGCGTGTGGGTCGCCACCGCCCACACCGCTGGCGTGTGGGGGGCCGGACGGGGAGGAAAGCCCCGTCCGCGCCGAGGCTGGGCCAACGATGGTCCGATGCCTGTGTGCGGGGCACCGGACGTCCTCGTGTAGGGCAGGTGAGGGGAAAAAGTCGGGGGTTAGTCGTCGGCCTCGACCGCGTACACCTCGCCCACGTAGGGGGCGTGGGAGTTCGCCGTGAACAGCGCCGGCGACCCGTCGCGGTCGTCGGGCTGGACGTACATCCGCTGGCCGTCGTCCCGGCGGAACGTCATGCGCTCGTCGGCCACCCGCTCGACCGCACCGGCCTTCGACAGTTCGTTCCCGTTGTTCTTGCCGTAGTACCGCACCGTCACGCGGTCGCCCTGGCCCAGGCCGTCCAGCGCCGTCGCCACGTCCAGCGCGTCGGTGTCCTCGCTCGGCCGCACGAGCGTCCAGCCGCGGTCGGCGAGGTGGTCCCGGACCTCGGCCAGCGCGTCGGCGTCGACCGCCCAGCAGCCCTCGTCGCCGTCCCACGCCCGGTGGGTGGCCTCCCAATCCAGGCGCTTGATGTCCTCCTTCGCCTCGTAGGGGGAGGCCAGCAGGGCCTTCGTGCCGTACTGCGTGTCCGTGGTGCCCTCCGCCACTATCTCGTCGTCGTCACCCTCGGCGGTCGGCAACTCGCGGGCCACCGCACCGGCTTCCTCGCGAGCCGCCGCGTCGGCGGCGGCGCGGTCGTCGGCCGCCTGGAACAACTCCTCGATTTTACGGCGCAGGTTCTTCCGCCAGGTCGTAATCCGCTTGGTGTGCGGCCGGCCGTCCACCGGCTCGTCGGTGGTGTGGCTCCACAGGACCGTCCGAATCGCGTCCCGCCCGCAGTCCCGCGCCGCGTCGTCGTGGCGGTGGTCCAGCGTGGAGAACACCCGGACCGTCAGGTCGTCGTGGGCCGTCGCCAGGTCGTAGACGCGCTCGTTCGTGTTCCGCGGCCGGACCTCATCCCACTCGCCGGCGCGGTCGAGGACGGCTTCAATCTCGTGCTGTTCGACGTCGGTGTAGGTGTTCGCTCGCGTCATCTCAGTTCACCGTCTACCCTACCCAACGGGCGTGAGGCACTTCAGTGTTTGGACTGGGCAAATATCCCTGTTTGCAGCCCACAGTGGACGGCTACGGGCCGAACTGCCGAGTTGTGTCGTTTTCGATTCGTGCCACCCGACCCGACTCCGGCGACCCTGTGCAACCATCCGCACACCACAGGTGCGGGTGTGTGTCGATACCGTTCAGGTTGCGTCCACGTCGTCAATCCAGTTATACAGGGTGCCGCGACTCACCTGCTCCTGGATGCCGTTCGCTTCTAGCGCGTTGTTGATACGGCGGAGGACTTCACTCCGACTTTCGCAGTTGTCATCTAGCTCCCGGAGGACGGCCGGCAGGTGCTGGCCAAACACCGACTCGACCTCCCGCTGCCGTTTCGTCCGCGCACCGTCCTCGGCCATCGCCTTCACTATCTCGTCGTACTCCATGCTCACGCACCGACCTCCTGCACCTTGAGGAGCACGTCCACGCTATCACCCGTCGCCGAGCGCGTCCGGGCGAAGATGACCGTCGGGACCTCCCGCACGACGGGGAACCGCAGGTCCCCCGACAGGTCGCCCGTCGTCGGCTCGAACTGCCCGCCGCCCCCGACGTGGTCGCCGCGGTAGGCCATCCCCTGCGGCTTCACCTTCCCGCCATCGTTGTCGTCCGTCCACGTCTCGACGCCGACGCGGGTACTCGTATCCGACTTCACGTCGAACGTGACGGCCGTCTGCCGTTCGGCGATGTCGTCCGGCGCGTCCCACTCGGTCCCGGTCAGGTACTGCGGCTCGATGACGCGGCTATGCACCGCGAGCGACTCGTTCGGTGCGCTAAACGAGACGTCCTCGACACCGACCGCCGCGCCGGAGTTACCGGACTTGCGCTTAAACAGCGCCACCGGATACCAGTCCTTCGGGCCGACGCCCGTCCCGTCCATCGGAAGCGAGACGTCCAGCGCGGAAGCATACGTCGGCTCCGGCGACGGGTCGACGTGGCCCTGCACGCTGAACTGCCGGCCGCCGACGCGGGCCTCGACGGCCTCCTGTTTCGTCCCGTTGTCGACGGAGACGTGAATCGGCCGGTTCGGCACCGTAAAGGCCGGGTCCTCGACCGGCCGGTAGAGGAACAGCGGGATGCGGCGTTGGGCCCACCGGCCGCGGATGTCGGCTACGGCGTCCAGCCACACGAGCGTCGAGAGCGGCCCGTACCAGCCGATGGTCAGGCCGTAGATGTAGCCCTCGCCGGGCCGCCAGGCCACCCGGCTCTCGCTCCCGCCGGAGAGCGGGTCCAGGCCGTACACGCGGCCCTGGAGGTCGCCGTTGCTATCGCGCTTCTCCGTGACGTACCCCCGCTGCCAGTCGCCGGCACCCTTCGAGACGTTCACGTCTTCCCGATTTTTGTTCTCGAACGCCACCCGCCAGTCGTCGGCCGTGATGACGTGATAGATGCCATCACCTTCCACGCCCACGCCGTACCCGATGCGGATTTCGCCGTTCGCACCGGTCGGCCGCCGGTCGACCCACACGCCGGCGGCGATTTCGTTTGAGACGCCGGAGCGGTAGACGCCGAGTTGGGCCGTCTCCAGGGAGGCCACACTCCCGGCCTGCGTGTCGTCGGTGGCGAGCCGGTACGTCTCCCCATCGGCGGTTATCGTCCCGCCGTTTGCGCGCCGCTGGACGTTGTAGATGCCGTGGTCCTGCCGCGTGGGGAGGGTGATATCGCCCTTGAGGTTGAACAGACCCTGGCGGTCGGCAACCGCCAGCGCGGAGTTCGTCTGGTGGGCGCCACGTTGGTAGTAGTCGATTTCCTCGGCGAGGTTCCCACCCGGCATTACAGCACCACCGGCGGCGCCAGGAGGACGAGCGCCACCGACAGGACGTAGACGACGAGGAAGTAGTACGGCTCCCGTTTGATGACGCGCTGGGCGACGGGCGCGTCGTCCGGGGCCTTCCGCAGGCCGAACGCGAGGCCGGCGACCGCGATGGTGAACGCGGCGACCGCCTCCGTAAACCCCGCGCGGAGGCCGGCACCGGCCATGAAGCCGACGAACCCCAGCTCCATCGCGTGAATCTCGTTGTACGTGAGGTCCCGGACCCACACTTGGACCGGCCCCGGGAGCCACTCGCCGTCGATGTCCTCGTACGGGTAGTCGTCGCCTTTCTCGGTCATCAGTCGAAGTCACCTCCCTGGGGTGGGGCGCGGACGAACGTGTGGCGGCAAGAGATGTGGGGGCAGTGGCGGCGGAACGACAGGTCCGGGAAGTATTTCGCCTGCACCTCCTCCTCGATACGCACGAGGTCGGGCATCCGCACGGGCGTCCCGCCGTACTGCGGGTTCGTTCGGTCTTTTAGCTCCTCGCAGGCCTCGGTCGTCCGGCTATCGTCGGGTCCCTGCCAGTAGAACCGCGGTTCGTCCTCGACGCCCGGCAGGTCCTCGTACCCCTGCTCGCGCGCCTCGTTGAGGACGCTAGCCGTCTCCGTCCGGGCGACCGTCTCCAGTTTGTCCTCGGAGACACCCGGCCAGACGTCCTGCATATCCGCGACCACGGAGTCGAGACTCCACCCCTGCGGCTGCGTCAGGTTCGTCTCGAGGAGGTCCGTCAGGCGCTCGACCGTGCGGGCCGGGATGGACGCGATGTCGGAAAACACCGCGCCGGCGTCGATGGCCTCGCCGATGCGCTCCGTGACGTATTCCGGGACCTCCTCGCTCTCGGTCCAGGCGCGCTTCTCGATGGCGTCGAGACTCGCCGGCTGAATCTGGGACCGGAACGCCAACAGCAGGTAGTCGTCTAGTTCGGTCGCGTCCTTCCGCCGGGCGTCGGACGACTGCGTGACGGTGTAGTTGAGTTCGTCGCAGTCCTCCAGCAGGCCGCCCACTATCGAGTCGTTCACGCCGTAGACGCGGATGGTCTCCGCCGGCGTGAGGAGGTCGCCCTCGTAGTCGCCGGGGAACGCCCGGCCCGTCTCGCCGTTCTCGACAATCCCGCCGAGTGTGGCGACCGCCTCCAGGAACTCGTGCCAGTCGGCCATTCCGTCCGGCGTATCCGGGACGCCCGGGACGCCCGTCTCGCTCTGGAGGCCGACCGACTTTCGGGCCGTCGCCGTCGCGCCCGCGGCGGGACCGCTGTCCGCGGTCATGCCGAACGGGCCGCCGCCGCCCGCCGGCTCGTCGGGGGCGTCCACCTCGCCGTCCTCGATTTCGATGCGGTCGCCGCGCAGCTCGACGCCACGGCCGAGGTTGTCCCACGCCTCCGCGGCGTCGGCGAGCGTCTGCTGGAACTCGGCGTGGGTCTGTTTTTCCGCGACTGTCTGGAGATTCTCGAACTCGAACACGAGGTCCTCGCCCAGGTCCGGCCACACGAGTTGTCGGTTGAGTGCCTCCTGGACCTGCCGGAGGAGGACCTGGAACCCGCGCTGTTTGTACGCCTGCGTCTGGGCCTTGTTCTGGGCCATGTTGCCCTCCTGGAAGTCGAAACCGGCGTAGGGGGCGTTGACCTTGAACGTCGCGCCCAGTGACTGTATCCACATCTTGTTCCGCTCCATGAACTGCAGCTCCTGGTAGCCCGGCTGGAGCGGTGTAAACTCCCAGTCGCCCATCGAGACGATGGCGCGGTGTCGCTCCCCTTCCCGCAGGCTCCAGTTGTCCTTCACCTTCTCGTAGGCGTCCACGGCCATTGGCGTGTCCTCGTCCTCCCGGACGGAGACGATGCCCGGCGGCATCCCCTCCGCGAGGTCCTTCTGTTCCTTCTCGCCCAGCTCCTCGATGACCTCGATGACGTCGGCGCCCTTCTCGACGGGGCCGAAGCCGTAGACGTGGTCCTCGCGGGACGACCACTCGAACCAGACGATTTCCTCGAGGTCGAACCGCTGCTGGACGGAGCGGTTCGTGAACGACGCCTGGAGGTAGCCCTCCGTGAGGCCGTGGTCGTCCACCTGCTTGAACATCCGCGCGCTATCGACGGGGATAGCCTCCCGGAGGTCGCCGCCCGTATCGTAGTGTTTCACCCACGCGCCGTCACCGAGTTTCAGCGTGTTGCGGGCGGTCATCTCCAGCAGGTCCCGCAGGGACTTCTCCGGGTGGAGCCGCTCCAGTACGCGCTCGGCGTCGGCGATAGTACCCTCACCGGGGTCGGCGTCCTCGTCGCGGGCCGTGATGGTCCACGGTGCCGTGGCGAGGTCCTGGGCCATCGTGTCGATGTAGGCCTGGGACACCCAGTTGTCGCCCAACTCCTTTAGCAACAGCGGGTCGTAGGGCTTCATCACGCCCTCCCGGTTGCGCACGTTCCGCCGGAGTTCGGGCGGGAGCGTCGTCCGCCGCTCGACGTCGTCCTTCCGCTGGCGTTGTTTCTTCACGGCACCCGACGACCAGGCCGTTTCGGATGGTTCGTGGCCCGGCGCGTACTCGCGGTCGCGGTCCGTTGCCGCCGCTGCGGAGTCGAACCACGTCGCCGGATTCCACGAGGCCATCAGTTGTCAGGCCATTTCGCCGGCGGTAGATAGGCTTTGTCACCTTTACGATTTGCTCACCATCGGGCCGCTGGCAGTGGCCGTCTGCTGGTCCGAGTGGGCCATGTAACGCATGGCGTCCGCTGAATGATTGTCGTGGGACTGCGGCGTGTCGCGGGCGTCGTCCTGCCAGACGTACCCGCGAATCTCGCTGAGGATATCGCCGGGTTTGGACTCGGCCGCGAGGTGGGTGTCTTTCCGGTGGCACCGCGCCCCGTTCACGACGTACAGGCCGGCGCGGTCGTGTTCGTCCGGCCGGAGGAGCCGCTTCACCGTCTGGATGCCGTCCGCAACGTCCTTCCGCGCTTTCGTCGTGCGGAACCGCCGCCAGTCGCCGTCCTCGAGGTCGGGGTCGGCCTCGATGAGCGAACGGGCACCCTCCAGCCAGGCGGCGCGGTCCCCGCTATCGTGGTCGGCATACACCGCCCGGACGTTCGGGACCTCGTAGGCGGCCATCTCCCCCAGCGCCTCCACGGCGGCGTCGTCGGGGAGCGTCCGCGTCTTCACGTACTCGCGGTACAGGACGTAGCCGTACTCGCCGGTATCGGCCCACCACTGCACGACGAGGGGGTCCGGCCGGTAGCCCCAGTCGATGCTCATAACGATGTCCATGTCCTCGGGCGGGTAGAGCCGGGCGGGGACGTAGGCCTCGGCGTCGTCGGGGTCGCCTACCTGGACGCCACGTTCAGCGTGCATCGCCCGCAGGTCCGTGACGGTCGAGTCCGGAATCCGCCAGTCGCCGGGGAGCATATCCACGGCGTCCAGCGGCTCCAGCGCGTGGATGGACTCGCTGAACTCGTCGTAGATGATACCCTCGTACCCCACCCACTCACCGCCGATGTACCGCTCGGCGTCGGTGCCGGCGAACTGCGCCCGCAGCCGCGGCAGGTAGTCGTCGGGGTTGTGGACGTTGTCGGCGGCACTGCCCTCGTAGACCTCGCCCACGCCCTGCTCGTAGAACCGCCGGTACAACCAGTGGTTCGGGCCGGCGGGGTTCGTCGCGGAGAATATCTGCCGGGTGGGCAGTTCCGGCTGCCAGGGGTTGTTCAGTTGCGTGAGCCGCAGTCGGCCCTGGAGCATCTCCCAGTCCTTTTCGGTCACCTCGATGCCCTCGTCCACGCCGACGAAGCCGAGGTTCATACCGGCGATTTTCTCCGGCATCTCACCCGGACGGCTCCCCGTGTTCAGGCCCTCGTAGTACAGTTCGCTCGGTGGGGTGAACTCGACGTGGCGGCCGTTACAGTCCGGACACCCCCACCGAGAGTCGTTGCGGAGACGGTCCCGGTTGTTGAGGGAGAGGATGCGGGTGGACTGCCAGTCACAGTCCCGGCAGTAGATGGTCGGGTAGTACGGCGACTGGACGGAGATGACGTGGCGGCCTTGGTTGTGGCCGACGATGTAGGCGTCGGGGATGACCTCCTCCAGCAGGACCGTGAGCGTCGTGTTGGTGATGGAGGAGAAGGTTTTCCGGGCGAGCAGCCCGCGGTTGCCGGGGTACAGCGTGAGGTTGAGGTAGGCCTTCTCACCGAGGGCGCGGGTCTTGCCGGCGCCGAACGCCCCACTGCCCAGGACCTCGTCGCTCTCGTCGTGGATAAAGCCCCGCTGCCAGTCGAGCGGCCGGAACCCCCAGAAGGTCGTGTCCTCGCCGGCGTCATTAGTGGCGCTCATCCGGCGGCCCCGGTCTGGCAGTCCACACAGACGCCCCGGACGTCCATCGCGTCCAGTAGTGTCACCTGCTCGCAGGTTCGACACCGCCGGGCCCGCGGCGCGGCCGGGAGGTCCGCCAGCGTGCGGTCGTCCAGGTGCCGGGCCATCACCGCCGCGCAGTCCTCACAGACGTACCGCCGCGTCCCGTCCGGCGCGAACACGTAGCCCGCGGCGCTGGCTCCGCAGTCACAGGTGGTGTCGATGGCCGCGTCCAGCGTCAGGTCCATGTCGTCACGAGTGGTGGGCGTTCCCTAAGCGTTTCCGCCGCTCGTGGAGGTCGCCGGGGTCGGCGTCCAGGTGCCGGCGAACCGTCGCGCGGACGCCCTCCCCGGAGAGGCCGTACACGTCCCCGACGACGCGCGGTGGGTAGCACTCCAGCAACCGCCCCATCGTGCGGGCGGCGATGTGTGCGCCGCGCTGGCGTTCCGCTTCGGCATCGACACCGACCGCCTGGGCGATGGGGCCCACGGAGTCCCGGCCGGTGCAGCCGAGTCGGGCGCTCATCTGGGCGCCCGAGCGCCGGTGCCAGTACCCCTCCAGCAGTATCTCTCTGCGTTTCGCGGCGAGGCGGGCCCGGGCGTCGAGCCGCCACTGTTTCCGGCAGTCGTCGGTATGGTCGTGTTCGCTGTCACCGATGGTCTCGCCGTGGATGCGCTGTTCGCGGACCAGTATCGCGCCGCAGACACACCGCGTCACGGCGTCGGCGTAGAGGTAGGCGTCGTCGTTGTGCGGGTTCACCCACTTCCGGCCGTTGCCGCCGGCGGCGGGGTAGACGTCCGGCACCGGCCAGGCGCCGCAGAGGACCAACATTCCCTCGTCCACGGCGGTCGGGTGGTCGGCGAACCGCTTCGGCTTGAACGTCGCGGCCGTGTCGGGGAGGTCGGCCAGGCCCGCCCGCAGGTCGCGCATGACGTCCACGGGGTCGATGCGGGCGTCCCGGCTCTGGAGCAGGAACTCATGGGCGTCCGGCGGCTCCGGCTCGTCCTCGCGCCGGTGCTGGCGGGGGCCGTCCACCTATACCACCTCGCCGTCGGCCCAGACCGTCCAGCCGTCCCGGCGCAACTCGCGGGCGACCTGCGTTTCGGCCTCGAACGGGTCCTCGTGCGGCTCGACGGTCACGATTTCGTGTGGTGGGAACACCGACAGGAACGCCGCCTGCCGCGCGGTTCCGTTCGCGTGGTCCATGAGCCGGCCGTACACGTCCTTCGAGGCGCCGGCGTAGGCCGTGCGCTCGGCCGTCGCCAGTTGCGTCAGGGCGTTGTCCCTGGGCACGGCGTCGAACGCCGACAGCCAGCGTCTGTGGGCGGCCTCGACCGACGCGGGCACGTCTGCGGCCAGGGCGTAGACGCCCGGGCCGTGGGCCGGCTCCAGCCAGCCGGCGTAGTCCAGCGTTTCGTGGACGTCGCCGGGGGTGAGGCTCATCGGCGGCCGTCGGGCGAGCAGGTCATGGGGGCGAGTACAGCGACCTGCTCAAAAAAGGTTCGGCGGGGCGCCGGGGACTGGGCGCGGGTGGTGGGTGCATCCAGTACGTTATAGCGAAGTATAGCGCGGTATAATCACCTGTGGGTAGCATCCTCGATAGCCGCCTCAGCCTCGCTCCGGGCGAGGTCCCGTATCTCCCGCTCGGACCAAAGCAACTGTTCCCCGTCCCCGAGGATACGCTGGAGCGCCTGGTCGTAGGATTCGTCCCCAACTTTGCGCTCCTCGATACGGCTCCGCGTTGCCGCTGAGACCTGAATCGTCGTCATATCGCTCATACGTACTATTTGCTACGGGTTATAGCGGCTTATAGTTTAGTATAGCCTACCCGGTGGGGCGGTTTACTCCCCCCCGTCCCCGTCCGTGAGCGGTACGTCCACGCCGTCCTCCAGCGCCGCGTCCTCCTCACCCCAGTCCATCCCCACCATCCGGTCGGGCTCGATGCCGTCGAACTCGGCCAACTCCACGCCGACGAGCGCCTTCCGTTCGTCCGTCTCGACGCTGGCATCGAGGTCCACGTCGAGTTTGTCGGCCTGCTTGTCCTGCTGGCCGCGGTCGTACAGCCACTCGTTCCAGGACTCCAGGATGTTCACGGCGGCCTCCCAGTCGCCGGCGTCGACCTTCGCCCGGATGGCCTTCCGGTAGACGATGGCACTGACGCTGTCGGCGTCCACCGACAAGTCCTCGTGTATCTCCTCCCGGATGGCCTGGATGTCGCGGGTGATGGTCGAGGGGTTGACGTCGTACCGTTCGGCGAACCGCGTGCGGCTCACCTTGTCCGGGTGGCCCATCTCCAGGGCCGCCTGGAGGACCTCCGCGCGGCGCTCGGTGTAACTGTACTCCTCCGGCGGTTTACCGTCGGGAATCGTCGTGTCTCGGTAGCCCATCGGCTGCTATTTGCACCCTTTGCATCGCGTCGGGTAAAAAGGGACAGGCCGGGCCGACGCGGGCGTGTGTGGCTCGCTGTGGTGGCGAGGTGCGCAAAGTGGGGGAAGTATCCGACCGGTTGTGCGTCGGCGTCAGCGGCCGCCTGCGCCGGCTGTGTGGGTGCCGCCCGGCGTTACCACTCCGATTCGGGTGGCAGGTGGTAGACGGCCTGTCGGTCGATATGGGGCGGTGGCGGCTCGTCCCCTCGGTCCAGGCGCGGGCCCTCGTAGTTCTCCAGGCCGTACTTCCCCCGGAGGTAGTGGGCGTACTGGACCCAGGCCCGGCAGTTGGCGTGACGGATTTCCAGGTAGTGGCCGTCCCGTCGTTTGTCGTCGTGTTCCACATACTCCAGGTCCGTCCCCGTGAACGTGTATTCGGGCGAGGCAGGACTCTGGGAGCCGAACATCCACGTGCGACTGTCCACGGAGTCGAACGGGTACTGCTGAAGGTTCTCCGTGGGGGTGAACCCCATGCCGTGAATCCGCGTCCCGCGGGCGTGGGCTTGGCGGATGAACCACGGGAAGTATTTATACCACTTCGAGCTGATTTCGTTCACGATGCCGCCGAGGGCGATGTAGTCGTACTCCTCGCACAGCCGGAGGAAACAGTCCTTCCCGCGGTTCTGGTGCCAGACGGGGATGGACGGTCGCCCCACCCCACGTTCGATGCGGTCGCGGTACTCCCGGACGGCGGCCAGGCCCTCGCGGCTGTCGATGTCCAGTTCGACGTAGTGGTCGATGTCCCACTCCCGAACGAACGCGATGTACTCCTCGATGAAGGCGTCGAGGTCCTCGTCGATGTCGGGGTTCGTGAACAGGGTGAACGCGCCGGAATCCAGCATGAAGTTGTCGGTGGTGGACAACATCCGGGCGATTTTCTCGTCAGCGTGGCTGCGGATTTCGTAGAAGGACTTTAGCAGGTTCGGGATGCGGACGTCGTCCGGCACGTCGCGGTCGAGGCTGTGGCTGCCGGCGAAGTAAACGTCCATCTACCGGCCCACCTCCAAAAGGACGGCCGCGGCCAGCGCGACGGTGCCGGCGGCGGTGAGTGCGCCGGCGGGGCCGACGTACAGGTACGCCGCGGCGGTAAGACAGGTGAGGCCGAGCCAGCCGAACAGGTCCTCCAGGAGCCGCGGCACCGACGCCGAGACCGTGACGAGCGGTCCGTCGACGAACGGCGGGGTGTCCTCGGTACCGACGTTCACCCCAGGGCCGTGGGAGCCACCGCCGTCCGTGCGGGGCCGTTGGTGGCCCTTCGCCACGCGCTCGCCACCCGACCGCAGCGATTCGCGTGCCCGTTCGTCGTCGTCCATCCGTCAGTCCGCCTCCCCCATCTCGTCTATCGTCGGCTGGAACGTGTGACCGCAGTCGGGGCACTCGATTTCGCCGGCGGGCACCTCGTGGCCCGCCTCCTCGTCGGCCTCGAACTCGCCCTCCTCGGCGGCCTCGAAGAACTCTTCGACGTCCAGGTTCTCGTGGTCCAGGATGGACTCGATTTCGGCCTCCTCGAAGCCA